CACAGAATATAGACATAGAAAGAGTAATTGGTAAAGATGTTTTAGGAAGGTTTGTTTGTGTTGATGAATCAGAATTAAGTGATGAGGATAGATGTATTTACGAATACTTAATACCAGCGTGGTGCTACTTCACATACAGTAGATTATTACTGATGTTCCATGGAAGTTTTTCTGATAGTGGTTTTGAAGTAGATAGTGAAGGTACAGATAGAAATATAGCTAAGAGCGTAAGTAAAGAACATAAAGGTGTAGCAGAATATTATATGGAAAAAGTAATTGAATGTTTGCCAAGTTCTGAATGCGAAAAGGTTAATCAGAAGAATAAATTAGTTCCCAGAATAAGAGTTTTTGGTGGCAAAGAAAGCCGTGCGAGCAATTAAAGTTATTTAAAAGGTGAGTTATAATATACAAAAGCATCTGGTATTGAGATAAAAATTGCTATGTATGACAATCGGGAAAGACCGAAAATGGGTTGGAAGCTAATCTGGTGAAAGCGCATGGTTGAAGCCTATGAGAGGTAGGTTCGAAACCTACTCATCCCACAAAATAAAAATTATAGATATGAAATTAATAAAAACAATTGCCATACTTATAGTTTCGATAATTTTACAAACCATATTATTACCTTTTAGGTTAATTGGTTTAGTATTTAATTCTATTGAATCTATTGGTAGGATATTAAAAAACACAACCAATCACTTCATTAAGCAGGTAGAAAAAGAAGTATTGGTTATTAAATAACTAATACATTATGGGAAAAATAATAGGAAAGAAAGAATTAGCAAAGATATTTGAAGAAAGAAAGATGCTTGTAGAACAAGCTTTAGAGTTGGGTAAATTAACTAGAAAAGATATTTGTGATGCTACTGGTTTAAAAATGAGTGATTTAAACAATTTATTTGGTAAGGACAGGGAACTATATTCTAAGTATTGTATACTTAGAAGAACGGTTGTGGATGTTGCAGCAGATAACATTGTTAATGCTGTAATGGATCCGACCCACCCAAAAAACTATGATGCTTCGAAAGAAGTATTAAAGAATTGGAAATCAGATTTAGATGATATACTTGACTCTAAAGATGGAGATTTAATAAAGATTGAAGGAGGAAGTAAAGGTAGTCCAGTAAAAATTGTTTTTGGTGACACAAGTTCTAAAAACAAATAGTTATGGCAAAGAATAAAGATTTAGTAATAAATCCAAAGTTTCACCCATTGTTTGAAGATGATTTAAGGCAAAAGAGGTATTACTTATTATCAGGCGGAAGGGGTTCAGGTAAATCATATTCTGTGAACTCCTTTTTGCTATTACTCACATACGAAGTAGGGCATATAATATTGTTTACTCGTTATACATTAACATCTGCTCACATATCTATTATTCCAGAATTTATAGACAAGATTGAAACTGCAAACTTACATCACGATTTCTATATTACCAAAGACGAGATAATAAATAAAAAGACTGGTTCTAAGATTATATTTCGTGGTATTAAAACTAGCAGCGGAACACAAACGGCAAATCTTAAATCGATTGCGAATGTAACCACTTGGGTACTTGATGAAGCAGAGGAGTTGGTAGATGAAACGATATTCGATAAAATAGATTTATCAATTAGGCACCAAACAAAACAAAACAGAGTAATACTTATTTTAAACCCAACTACTAAAGAGCATTTTATTTATAATAAATTCTTTCAGTCTAAAGGGATTGATGCTAGAAGCAATATAATCAAAGGCGATACTTCTTACATACATACAACTTATTTAGACAATAAAGAAAACTTATCAGAAAGTTTTTTAAACCAAATCGAACTCACAAAACAAAACAACCCTAAAAAGTTTGAACACGTTATTTTAGGTGGTTGGTTAGATAAAGCAGAGGGAGTTGTATTTACTAATTGGTCATTTGGTAACTTTAATCCTGATAACTTACAAACTTCTTTCGGTCAAGATTTTGGATTTAGTATTGATCCAACTACATTAGTTGAGGTTGCCATCGATAAAAACAAAAAGAAAATTTATTTATTTGAGCATTTATATAAACCTAAATTAACCACTTCGGAAATATCACAAATCAATAAAAAAGTTTGCGGTGATAGTTTAATAATAGCAGATAGCGCAGAACCTAGACTAATTGCAGAGATGCAGAACAACGGTTGTAATATTATAGCAACAGAGAAAGGTGCTGGAAGCATAAGCGCAGGAATAGCATTGATGCAAGATTATGAATTAGTAGTTGAGCCTAACTCAACAAACATAGCAAAAGAATTAAACAATTATATTTATTCAGATAAAAAAAGTGGATTAGTAGTTGATAATTTTAATCACGCTATAGATGCAATACGATATAATGTATTCTTTAATCTTTCAAATCCAAACAAAGGAAACTATTTTATCTACTAGCAATACAAAAAAACAATTTAAACGTTATATAATTATGAAAGTTAAGATAACAATACCAACTTCTTTAAGCGAAATTACTTTGGAGCAATACCAAAGGTTCATTGATATTTCAGAAAAAAACGAGGAGGGCGATTTTTTACAATTAAAGATGCTGGAGATATTTTGCAATATTCCTTTGAGTGTTGCTAATAGTATGGCACTAAAAGACGTAAAAGAAATTACTACAAGCATCAATGCTATGTTCTCAAACGAGTGCAAACTACAAAGGATTTTTAAACTAGGAGAAACAAACTTCGGATTTATACCTAACCTGGATGAAATTAGCTTAGGGGAGTTCAGCGATTTAGATAACTATTTTGGCAAGGTAGATAAGATGCACAATATTATGGCAGTACTTTATAGACCTATAATTGATAAGTTTAATGACAAATATCAAATAGAAGAATACAACGGAAGCCATACGTATTGCGATGCTATGAAGTATGCTCCAGTAGATGTTGTTTTAGGCGCAATGGTTTTTTTTTACAAACTAAGCAACGACTTATTAGCCAGTTCCCTGAGTTATTTGGAGAACAACAAGGAGCTGCAGAATATAATCGACAAGCACAGTTTGGGAGCAAATGGGGCTGGTATTCATCATTCTATGCTCTCGCTCAAGGAGATGTTAGAAGATTTGAAGAAGTTTCACGACTTAAACTTATAATAGCACTTACCTTCCTAACATTTGAAAAAGAGAAATTAGAAATAGAACACTCAATGATTAAAAGAAATGAATAATTATTATAGAATAACAGAAGTATTAAGAGATGAACTCTTAAAGGATGGCATAGTAAACAACGTATCACAAGGTGATATTTTTAATATTGATATAAACAAGCCTACAATATTTCCTTTAGGTCACATAATAGTTAATTCTGCAACACAAAGCGAAAGCGGTAATACAAATATATTTAACGTTTCAGTATTACTAATGGATGTTTGCGATATTTCAAAGAAGGAGGCATACGATTTGTTTTTTAATAGCGATAACGAGGCGGATATATTTAACAGTCAGTTTGAAAACGCCAATAGATTATTAATGTCTTTGCGTAGAGGTAATTTATACGATATGGGATATAGATTAAATGGAAATGCAAACTTTGAAGCGTTTAGTGATAGGTTTGAAAACAAAATAGTAGGTTGGACTATTACTTTTGGAATTGAAACAGGTAACGATATGACTATTTGCTAATGGTTAATCTAGAACATACACAAAAGACTTTAGAGAAGTTTAGAGATTATGTAATACAGCAGTCTAGAAGCAATCTAACTAAAAGCGAACACAACGATACAAAAAAACTTTACAATGAAATTAAAGGTAATGTAAAGGTAAGTCCTAATAGTTTTGAGTTGTCATTTGATATGCCAATTTATGGGCAGTTTCAGGACAAGGGAGTTAAGGGGAAGTTTTCTAGTTTAAAAGCACCCAACAGTCCGTTTAAGTTTGGCAGTGGAACAGGACAAAAGGGAGGGCTTACTAAAGGTATTGAAAGCTGGGTGCAAAGAAAAGGTTTTCAGTTTAGGGATAAAAAGTCTGGCAAGTTTATGAGTTATAAAAACACTGCATTTTTAATTAGCAGAAGCATTTATACAACAGGGTTAAGACCGAGTTTATTTTTTACTAAGCCGTTTGAAGCTGGTTACAAGAAATACATTGATGAAGATTTAATTAATCATTTTGCATTAGATGTTGAGAATTTAATGCAGTACACTTTAAAAGATATAAAATGAAATTAATATTTATAAGAAGCCCATATTTTGTTCAAGTTGATGAAGCAAATCAAATAGGAAGTAAAGTTGAATTGTTTATTTGGCATAAAAGAGAAAAAAAACCAACTGTACCTACTTACACTTTAAGTAAAAAAGTACCATCAATTTCACAAACTAAAAATAGTTATAACATATCAAATTATGTAAAAGAATACATTGACATAATACAACCTATTTACCCACTAGCAACTGATGAAGAAAGTATTAAACAATGGTGTTATGTTGAAGTTATAACATATAAAGAAACTACTACAGGTAATTATGTAGAAGTAGTAGGTGGTGAAACATTTGTAGCTTTAAATGGTTTTGAAGAATATGTTGGAGGTATTCAAATTCCTAGAGATATAGTTTATCGTATATTAACAGGTTATTCTAATGATAGAGAATATAAATATAGTAGAAGTATAGCAGATTCTCCAACAGAAGGAAAGCCAACACCTAACATAAATATATTTATAGCTAAAAATTCTAATAAAAAATATAAAGTTAGATATATAAATTTAAAAGAAACTGAACAAGAAACTGAACAAGAAACAAATACAATAATTGAAAACCCAACGACAGATTATTTATTTTCAATTCCTATAAGTAATGTTGATAATGCAGAATTTCAAGAAGGTAATATATTTGAAATATTAGTTGATGATAATACTGTTTTCAAAACTATATTTATAGCTGAGTGTGAAATTAAATATACTCCAATGTTATGTTCATTTGTAAATAAAAATGGCGGTTGGGGTTATCTAACTTTCTTTAAAGCAAAGACAGAAAATTGGGAAGTAAAAAATAAAGAGTATCAATTATTACCTGATAGTTTAGATTATAATAAATCAAGAGGAGAAAGTAAATTCTTTAATTATGAAGCTAAACAAAGTATTAAAATAAATACAGGTTGGGTTGAGGAATATTATAATGAACTTATAAAAGATTTAATGACTTCTGAAACTATTTTATTAGATGGTAAACCAGTTAAATTAAAAACTATGACAACTGATTTAAAAACATCGTTACAAGATAAAATGATTAATTATACGATAGATTTTGAGTATAACTTTAATCAAATTAATAATATAATCTAATGGAGTTATATATTCAAAAACAAAAAGTAATTGAAAGCGGAGTTAATTCAATAGTTACTAATGGAGAAATAGTTGATTATAGTAAAAGCTGGATTAATAGTCAATGGATTGGATATTATATTTTTATTCTTTCCGGAAAAGGAGCTGGTTCATTAGGTAAAATAATAAATAATAATGGTAATAGTATTATAAATACATTAGTTGATATACCAACACCTTTAGATGAAAGTTCTATTTATCAAATAGTAGATTTTCCATTTTCAAGAGTTGAAATGTTTCAAGATGAAAAAGTTTCAGTAACATCTTCAATACAAAACTATGCAGATATTGGTAAGCTATTTACAGATTATTCTCAATCGTTTACTATTCCTGCATCACGTACAAATAACGCTATCTTTTCACATTGGTACGACAATGCAGTAGATAATGGATACGATGCTAGAATACGTTATAATGCTTTTATAGAAATAGATACCATCCCTTTTAGAAGTGGAAACGTACAGTTAGAAAAAGCAAATAAAAAAAACGGATATATTGAAAGCTACACGCTTACATTCTATGGAAAC